CGAGCGCTGTGGCACTGCGGCCCGTGTCGAACGGCAGGCCGGCGCGGGCCAACAGGTAGCGGATCGCCTCGCCGGCCGTCGACGGGCGGCCGGGGCGTGACGCGCCACCCGCGCCGGATGCCTCGGACCACGCAACAGCGAAGACGTCGGCCGTGTCGCTGATGGTGGCGGCCCCTGTGATGCTGACGTAGTAGTAGGGCAACCCGCTGTCGGTGACGCCGGACTGGACGGGGAAGGCTTCGGACGCGCTGCCGTCGCTGATGGTGACATCGTCGCCCGGACTGGTCACCTCATACCCGGCGACCAAAAGCCGAGACACGGGGCCGCCCAAGGTATTGACCGGGTAGGCGGGCGTGCTGAACAGGCCAATCAGGGACGCGCCGGGTTGCCCGATCACGAGCGGGAAAGGGTAGCCGGCGGCGTCCTCGCGGACGGTCGGGAAGTCGCCTTCGGTGATCACGGCCTGCGGGGAGAGCAGCGGGACGCGGGAGGTCCACGGGGTGGCCTCAAGCGATGCTGCGAACCACGATGCGGGGCGCTGCGGGTCGCCCCACGCGGGCTGCGCGAGGCGGCCGCGGGCCACGAAGACGCGCGCGCCGTAGCTGCCGGTCAGCGGGGCGCCGATGCGCGGCGGGGCGACGAGGACGTAGGACAGGACCGCTTCGGCTTCGCGCAGGTCGATCCCGCGGGCGGCGAGGTAGGCGGGTGTCGGTGTGATGTGCGCCTCAAGCGCGACGGTCTGCGACGCGGGGCGCACGGTCAGCAGGTCGATCTCTTCGGCGAAGTCGACGTCGGACAGGCCACCCGCGTACTCGACGGGGGCGCCGTCGTCGTCAAGAACGATGGGCTGCGTCGACAGGCGGAAGGTCACGCCCGGCAGGTCAAGGTCCAAGAGCCAAACCATTTCGGCGTCGGCGCGCGGCATCAGACCTCCTCAGTGATGACGAGGTTGCCGGACCGGTGAACTTCGTCGGTGAGTTCTTCACCCTGGATTGTGTCGAGGCTGTCCGTCGCCGATGCGGTGCCGACGATCAGGCCGGCGCGGCGGTGGATCGTCTGCGTCGTCGTGATCGGCAGGCTGACCTTGGGCAAGAGCGCGACCATGCGGCCATCGGCCTCGTTGAGCAGGCCGGTGAGGCTATGCAGTGTGGCGGCGTTGGCGTTGGATGCGTCGCCGCTGTCGTAGTCCGGGTAGTCCGGCTCGGGGCTGGCGGCCCACATCTGGGTTTCGTCCACGCCATCCGCCCACGTCATCTGGATGACGCGGCGCGCGGGCGCGGGGCGGGCAAGGTAGGTGCTCCGGTCCGGCTGGACTTCGACGATAGACCCGCGCTCGGTGGTCTGTGTGCGGCCCCAGGAGTACGGCTGCGCGAAGAGGTGGAGGGGGCCAAGGACCACTTGCCCGACGGTGTAGTAGTCATCGACGGTCTGCTGTGCGTCAATGACGATGCGCCAGCCGTCGGCGTTTGCGGTGAAGGGGAAGATCACCGCGATGTCCGGCGACCACAGGCGCATCGTGCCGGACGTCGGCCCCGAGCCGGCGACGTCGGTCAAGAGCAGGCGGCAGACCGGGCCGCCGTAGGTGCCGGCGGAGAGCTTGCCCTCGGTGTTGTGGCGGATGCGCTGGCGGACGATGGGGGTGCCGGCCAGCGTGCCATATTGCGCGGTCCAGCCGGTGAGCTCGCCGGTCGCGAAGTAGGGGCGGGTCGCCGCGTAGTCCGTGGGGGTCAGTGTGTCGCCGCTGCGGGCGAAGGCTACGCCGGTGGTGAAGAGCGCGGCGTCGATTGTGGCCTGCGTAGTCCACACGCCGCCGACGCGGGCCTGAATGGAGCCGGTGCGCCAGTTGATGCCGCGCAGGACCAAGGCCATCACCGGGCCGGTCGGCGCGCTGTCACTGCCCGCGTCTTGGATCTGCAGGGCGATGGTCTGCTGGACGTTGTCGCCGGTGGAGCGCCAGCCGAGGCGCGGGGAGCGGGCCACTTGTGGCAGGATGCGGGCGGCGCTGAAGACCGCGTCGGGGGTGGCGGTCCACGTCTGCCCGGTCAGGTAGGGGCCGCGCAGGCCGGACAGGGCGGCGCCGCTGCGGGCGTAGGCGAAGCGCGGGGCGGCGGGGATCTGCCGGCCCTTCAGGATGTCGGGGAGATAGGCCGGGTCGAACGCATCCCAATGCGCCTGCGTACCGACGTTGCTGTAGCCGGCGCGGTCGCCGAAGGACACCGCGAGGAAGAACCAGCGCGACGACACCCCGCCTGCGACGCCGGCAAAGGAGCCGAACTGGATGCGGTGGTTCCCGACCGTCCCGCCGTCGTCGCTGAGGGTCGCCGTGTCGAGCAGCGTCCACTCGCGGATCTCTGCGTCGGCCCATTCACGGACCCACACCGCAACCGCGCCGGTCGACCCATCAAGGCCCACGCGGACGTGCTTGGGGCCGGTGGCCAAGGTGGCCGAAGCCATGATCTGCGTGTTGCTGACGTTGTCGTAAACGATGACCGCGACGGTGTTGACGCGGACGCTGACCTCGTAGCCATAGCTGCCGTCATCCACGCGGCAGCGCAGGGCGATGCGTTCGGTGGTCGTGTCCGGGTTGGTGGCCGCTTCGATGGCGGCCTCGCAGATCAGCGTGTCGCCAGTGGTGTCACGGGCGGACGGATCGGCGACGACCGGGTCGTTGAAGGTGCCGTAGACCGTGGAGCCGACGGGGTTGCCCAGGGTCAGGCGGCCGGGGGCGGAGAGGGTCGAGGATGCCGTGCCGGTCTCGGTCCACGTCACGCTGTTCAGGATCGCGGACGGCTCTTCGTAGGGGAGCCACGTCCAATCCCAAGAGGCTTGGTCCTGGTAGCGGGCGCCGCGGTTGATGGGCGGCAGGCATTGGGTGGTCAGGCCACCCAGGTAGGCGAAGCCCAGGCTGTTGCCGTAGGTTGCGGTCGGGGCGCTCCAGTTGTGCGCGATGACGAAGCGGCCGCGGTGGGCGCAGGCGGCGAGGCTGTGGGTGAACACGGCCTCGGGGACGACGCCGGTGTCGCCATTGTTGGGGCTGACCCACCGCGCGCTGTAGCTGTAGCCGGACGGGTCGTTGGCGGATTGGACGTCCTGACCCCAGGGGATCCACGTCACGCCGAGGTCTTCAGTCACGAAGACCTGCCCGCGGTAGATCTTCGTGTCCGGGTCGGGGCTGTACTGCGATGCGAAGGCGTACACGGCGCCGACTTCGTCGACCGCGAGGCCAAAGCCGTTGTGCAGGCTGACGGTGCCCGCGCCGGTGTCGGTGAGGTAGGCGGAGCCCAAGCCGGTCGAAGAGCCCAGCGTGGCGATGATGGATGATGCGGCGCTTTGGAACGCCGAGCCGTAGCGCCTGACCTTCGTGCTGTAGGCGCCCGCGCTGAACGCGCCGGTGATGGCCAAGAACTGCCCGCCGACCGCGACGACGTCAACGCCGCCCTCGCCGGACAGGGTGCTGACGCGGGAGAAGGAGCAGCCCAGGTCGTCCGACGCCCACTGGTACACGGTGTTGGTAGTGCCGCTGCGGGTGTGCAGGAAGAGGATGATCTGCCCGTTCGCGTAGGCGGCCCGCAGGCGCCGGACGGTGTTGGCCGTCACGCCCTGAACGGTGGTGCTGTCCACGCCGGCGGGGGCCGCGGCCTCGGTCCACGTTGCCCCGTCGTCATCGCTGTAGAGAGACCAGACGTAGGCGACGCTGCCGGTCGGGGACTCCACCGCGACGAACATCATCACGCGGTCGCCGACCATCACGAGGCAGGGGCCGTAGGGGGCGAGGCCGCGGGTGCTGACGTCGATAGCGCCGCCCCAGCCGGACGCGCCGGCGGCCTTGCGGTACACCACAAGCGAGCCGGTGCCGGTGCCTTTGCGCGCGCAGGCCAGAAGCGTCCCGGAGGGGGTGGCGCAGATGTGCGGCTGCGTCAGGTAGTCCGACGTGCTGGCGCTGTAGGATGCGGCATCCCAGAAGGCCACACTGCCGGGGCCTTCCCAGCCTGCCCATCCGGTCGACCCGTCCGCGGACGTGGTAAAGGTCGCGGCCGTGGACTGCGACGATGGCAGGCCGGCGGACTGGACGCGGGCGGTGAAGGCGGCCGTCTGTTCACCCTTGGCCCGTAGGCTGCCCTGGTAGGCGCCTGCAGGCTCGGGGATGCCGGCGCGGGGTGATGCCTCGGTATAGCTGCTGTGCGCGGCCCACGGGGCCGTGGCGGCGTCCAGGCGGGGGTCCATGACCACGAGGGCGGGATGCTGTGCGCGGGTCGTCGTGGCCATTCAGTACCCCAGCGCGCCGACGGGGCGCCCGCGGAAGGTAGCACGTTGCAAGGCGCCGCTGCGCTCGAGCTCGTCCCGCACGAAGCGGCCGAAGTGCTTGTAGACAGGGAGCACGATGGGGGCGTTGTTCTGCCCCTCGCCGCGATTGAGCGCGTCCACGCCGGTCTGCCCACCGACGGCGCGCACGGCTTGGCGGGACAGGACCGCTTCACCGGGTAGGGCGTTGATGGGCACTTGGTCGGCCATGCGGCCGCCCTGGATCATGCCACCGCGGTCGAAGGCGGGCTTCTGACTGGCGATGGTCCCGACCTGTGCGGCAGTGATTGCACCGATGCCCACCGCGGCAAGGGTGCCCATGATGGGGCCCAACTCCGCATAGGCTTTCATCACAGCGACCCCGCCGTTGATGAGGGCCTGAGCGATACCGAGAGCCTTGGCGCGCTTGAACTGCTTGCGGGCCAACTCTTTGTTATGTTGTTCGTTCTGTTCGGCTAAGTGGTACATCAGTTCGGACACACCGCCCGCGAAGGTGGACGATGCGTTGGCGAAGTCCGCTGCGTTCTTCATGCGCAGGCGTTGCCGGTCGGCCTCGGCCTTCTTGAAGGCTTCGTGCTCAGCGGCAATAACCTTCTGCCGCACAGCGAGGTACTCTGCGTTCTGCTTCTCCCGCAGAGCCTCTGTATCCGCGAAGAGCTGCTCACGGACCGCGCTCTCGGCATCGGCTGCCTTCTTGACGATGTCCGGCTGGTCTGCGTACTTCTCCTGAATGTCGGTCAGAATCTTGATCCGCTTGGCTGCTTCAATGCCAAGCTGCTGCTCTGCCGTCGCACCCTTTGAAGCCAACTCGTCGACCACGCCTTGGATTGCGTCGTAGGCGGATGCGATGTCGCGCTCCGCTTTGGCGGCGTCCTTGGTGGCCTTGGTGCGATCCTTGCGGGCGCCGGTGGCGTTGCGCTCGGACTCGGTGGCCTCGTCAAGCGCCTGCCGGGCGAGGCGGGTGCTGTCGATGTCGTCAAGCTGCTGGTTGTACGCCTGTTGCGCCTGCGCGATCTTTGCGTCTTCGGCGCGGATGGCCTCCCGCGTGGTCTTGAGCATGTTCTGCGCTTCGACGCGCTGCTCTACGCTGGCGTCCCGGTTCGCATAGACGGCCTTCAGCGTCTGCTCTTCGCTGACGAGCCGGGCCTTGGTGGCCGTGATGGCCAGCATCTTTTCGCGGGTCTCTTCGGCCAGCGCTTCGCGGTCGCGCTTGGCGGCGACCTCGTGCTTGTCCATTGCGCCGATCTCGACAAGCAAGTCCTCGCGGCGCTTTTCGGCCGACACCTTCAGCGCGGCGAGGGCTGCGGTCTGCTTGTTGATCGCATCGGATGACGTGTTGACAGACTCGGTCAGTCGGTCAAACGTGGCCATCAGGCGGTTATTACCGTCGGCGTTGTCGTCGGTGGCGTTGGCCAGCGCGCTGTAGGCGGTGACGGCTGCGGCGACGGCGACGGCGGCGACGGCGAGCACGGCGCCCGCGGCCTTGGCCTTGGTGATGAGGCCGCCGAAGCTGTTCTGCAGAAGCTCGGTCGCGTCCTCCGCTTCACCGAAGATCTCGGCCAACTGCGGGCCTTGCTGCAGTAGAACCGTGAACGGGGATTGGCCGGCCAAGAGGCTGTTGGCGAAGTCGCCGACGTTCTTGCGCAGGGACATGGTCTGCTGTTGCAGCTTCCACGTCGACCCTGCGGCCTTGGTTGCGCCCTCTTCGACGGCGTCAAGGGTCTGCTTTGCCGGGGCGGTCAAGGCTGACAGGGACGCGCCATAGTCCGCCGACGCATGGGCAAGGGCCTTCTGCGCCTGTGCGGTGTTGCCGGTCAGCTTGCCCAGCCGCTCGATCTCGGCGGCCTGCCGCTGGAACTTGAGGGTGAGCTGTTCGACCGGGTCGCCGGCCGCGGCGTACTCAGCCAGCTTCGCCACGGCGCGCTCGGTCTCGCGGGCGGCCGATGCCTGTGCGGCGCCGGAAGCCTTGGCGGCGGCGATGGACGCAGCGGTGACCTGCTTGAACGACCGCTCCAGCGCGACAGCCATCTGCTTCGCGGAGCCTGATGCGTCGTCGGGGATGCTGCGCAGTTTGCGCTGGAGCTCGCTGATGTCGGCCCGCAGGGTCAGTGTCGCTACGTCGCCCACGGCTACCCTCCGGAGAGCCGGCGCAGCTCTGCGGCGGCTTGTGAGACTATAGCCCGCTCGGCGTCCTTGCGCATACGGCGGATGGTCTGCCAGTAGTGCCCGCGGTGGACGAAGACGACGTAGGGGACAAGGCCCTTGCGCCCGGTTTGCCGTTCGAGCGCTTCGATGACCCGCAGCTCGCGGAGCTCTTCGGGGGTCAGGCTGTCACCGCGGTCAAGGGCGGCCTGCAACTCTACCCGGCGGCTGCGCAGGCGGCTGATCTTGCCGTAGTTTGAAGCGTCGTTCTCCACCGATGCGCTGAGGATGGTCCCGCCGGCGCGCTCTTCAATGGTGCGCAGGAAGTCGAACGCATCGCGGCTGTTGCCCGTGGCGGTCGGAAAGCGGCTGTCACCCGGGCGGGGGTACTCCCGGGCGATGTATGCCTCGGCGGCGTTCAGGTAGTCGTCCAGCGCGCCGGAGACGGCCGGGGCCATGCCCTTGACCATCGCGTCGATCTGCGCCGACAGGGCGGCGTCGATCTCGACAGTCACCTTGCCGGCGCGGGCTCGGATCGGGCGGGCCACGGGTCACCTCTTGCGCGCAGGGGGTGTGTGGTGGGGGATCTTCTGCGCGGCCGGGGCCTGCGGTTGGCAGTGGACCCGATACCACGCGGTCAGGCTGACCCGGTCCTCGCGGGACAGCGTGCCCCACCACGCGGGCGGCTGGCCCCATAGGCGGCAGATCTCAAGGGTCTGCCAGTCGATCCGGCCTACGGGGCTGCGGTAAAACCCTCCTCGGCGGCCACTTCGTCCTCGAAGAGCACGGCGGCGGCCAGCGCCTCCATGCACACCCCGCCGGCCTGACAGATCGCCGTGAAGCCCACGCGCTTGGCCTGCAGGGCATCGAAGACGGCCTCGCCGAACGTGGCCGGGTTGCCCTTCCACACGACCCCGTGTGCGTCCACACAGAGGCCAAGGGCGGCGGCGAGGGAGACGTGCGCGGGGGTGTCCTTACCGCCCAACTGCAGGACCGCCGCGGCGCGCGCGGGGCTCTTTGGGGGGTGGGTGGCGTAGGACGAACCGCCGAGCGTGATCGTGGCAGGGAGGGGCATCGGGGCTCTCCGATGGATGTGGGATGCCGGGCCGCGGGCGCCCGGCGGGGTGGGTGCGCTGCGGGCGATCAGGTGGTCGAGATCGACCCGTAGATCGTGCCGTTGATCGTGAAGGTATTCGGCTCGCCCTCGCTGATGTCGATCCGGCAGTCCACGTCCTCCATCGTGATGACGTGGTCGGAGGCGTCGCCCAGGTCGGTGCCCTCGACGGTCAGCACGATGTCAACGGTGTAGACGTCGCCGGTTGTCGCGGTGGTCGACACGTTGGCGCTGTAACTGTTCTTCTTGCGCAGGAAGTCGACCAGCGTGTGGTCGGTGCCGTCCGACAGGTCGGCCATGTGCGCGCTGAACGAGACGGTGGGGTACTCACGGGCGCCGCGGCGCAGGCCGTTGAGCACGCCGCGGGTCTCGTAAGCGTTGGTCGCCCGGCCAAGCGCATCCTGCGCCAGCCCGGACAGGGACAGGTCGCCGACAGTGAAGGGGACGGTCAGGGTCACCGGGCTGCCGGTCCCGTCCTTGACGGTGATGGTGCCATCGGTGAAGTGCTTCGGGATGACGCTTGCAGCCATGACGGCCTCCTACTGGAGCGGGATTGTGTGGGCGGCCGTCCACGTCAGGACGGTGATCAGGGTCCGGTTGTCGCCGCTCACGGTGCGGGTCGAGCCGGTCAGGGTGAAGCGGGGGAGGCTGGTCCGGGCGATGCCCGCGCAGGCCAATCGTAGCACGTCCTCTTCAGCGAGGGCGGCTTGAAAGTCGGCGGCGGTGCCGTCGGCGCGCAGGGGGCGGCTGAAGCCGACGTCTACGGTTGTCTCAACGTGCGTCCCCTCGGCCAACTTCTGGCGCTCGGCGGGCGGGATGCGCGCGCTTGCCGGGGCCCACACGGACCACGCGCGGGCCATCTTGGCCTCGGTGTCCTGCCCCAACTGCGGCGGCAGGAAGCGGCTGCGGGTCCACCGCGCGCTGTCGGGGGACGTGGGCAGGGTGGCGGTCAGGTGGTCGCCGATCCGGTCGATCAGGGCTGCTACGGTCAGGGACATCAGAAGGCCCTCCGCTTCGGCTGGCCAAGGAAGAACACCGGCATCGCCGCGACCTTCTGCGATGTGACGGCGGGCTGGTCAGGGTCGATCACTTCGCTGTAGCGGATCGAGCGGTAGGCTTCGTGGTAGTCACGGCGGTAGGCGTCGGCGGTCTTGCCGTATGCGTCGTTCAGGCCCGTGGTGAAGGACTGATAGACCCGGTGGAGGGTCAGGGCCAGCATCGTCTCGCGGAGGACTGCGGCAGATGGCATTTTCCACGGGTACTGCGCATCGGTGAGAAGCCGGTTGAGCAGCGTCTTCCAAGCGTCGTCAAGGAACGTTTGGAAGTTGGACAGGCTGTGGATCGGTGCCGACCCGTTGGGGTCAAGGGCGGGCTCGCGGGCGTAGAGATCGAGGTCGGTGATGGGGTTGCGGATGGCGTTGCGGACCAGCGCGGCGTCGGTCTGGATGACCTCGGCGACGCTGGACAGGGTCAGCGTCCACTCGATGCGCCAGTCCGCACCGTAGGGCAGGCCCGAGGTGGACGCGGCCGGGACCGTGTAGGTGGCGACTGAGCCCACCACCGACCCCGACGCGGCCGCGACCACAGGGGCGGAGGCGGCGGTCCAGATCGAAACCGTGACCGCGGTGGGGGCGACCAGCGCGCCGGAGAGGTAGACCGGGCAGGTGATCACCGTGTCCCGACCCTTCTCAATCAGGGTCGGGCCGGCGAACCGGGCCTGATAGGCTGTGCTGCTCACGGGCTACCCTCCGGCGCTGCGGGTCACTTGAATGCGACGACGCGGTACTTCTCGCCGGTCGTGGCGGTCACGACAGCGTTGGTCGACGTGTGGGTGCCGTAGGTGACAACGCACGGCCCGCCGGTCAGGTTCGACGGGATCGCAAAGACCAGGGCGGGGGTGGTGCCCAAGCCGTGCGCGGTGTTCTGCGCGGACCCGTTGCCGGTGACCTCATCGCTGAGGAAGACCGACGCGGACGGCATGACGGACGCGCCGACTGCGACCCACGCGCCGCTGACGCGCAGGTAGAGGGTCGTCGCCGCGGCGCCGCCGGTGCGCAGGTACACCGACCCGTTCGGCTCCGACGCGCTGGGGGCGCCGCTGCCGCTGGTGACGGTGGGGGACGTGGCGACGGTGGCCTCGGTGGCGGCTGTCCAGATGGTCAGCTTGCGGAAGGCGGCGCCGAGGGCGTCGCGGAAGCGGAGGGGGCCTTTGGGCATGTGGGTCTCCCGCCCGGGGTGTCCGGGCGCGGCTTAGCGCCGCGGGGTGTTGCCGGCGTCCGGCCGGCGCGGGGGCGGCTTGCCACCCTGTTCGATGCGGATCATCGAGTCGCGGGCGATCTCGCGGGCGCGCTCGGGGCGCACGCCGGTCTCCACCAACTGGGCAGTGGTGCGGTCGATGACCTCGCGGGCCTTGACGGACTCACCCATTGGACACCTCCGGCACATTCGCGCGGGCCTTGCGGCTCTTCTTGGCGATGTCGGCGGCCTTCTCGGCGGCGGCGATGCGCGGCTCCGGCATCGAAGCCAAGACCGCGCGGCGGCGCAGGCTCTCGGCCTTGGACTCCTCGAAGCGCTCGACCCACTCCTCGGACGGGAAGGGCACGATGCCGCTCTCCATCAGCCACAGTCGCCAGCGGTTGTACAGCTCCTGCCCTTGCTTGGTGGCCTGCGCGACGTGGCCGCGGCTGCCGGGGGCCTTGACGACGGTCAGCCATGCCTCGAGGTGCACGGGTCCGCTGACGCCCTCGTAGCGGCGCAGGTAGCCAGGGGCGTGATCGGGGGTGAGCTCGGCGGGGCATTGGTCCGGGTTGATCCAAATCGACCCCTTGCCCTCGACGTTGGCCTTGCAGAACTGCTGATCGCCGTCCTTGCCCACGCCGTTCACGCCGGGGGAGAGAACATGCTTCGCGATGGCCGGCAGGTACATCGGTTCCCCGTCAACCTCGCCCAGGGCGTAGCTGTCCGGGTTCGCGCTGAACGCGAAACGGGGCGACGGTTCGAGGAACACAGCCTCGGCGACGGTGTTGGAGAGGACGGGTCGACCGGAGACGGTCTGGGCCTGCGGGCGGGGCGGCAAGGGCATCGGGGCTCTCCGATGGGGGTGGACGAATGGGGGCGGGTTGAGCCGGACCCGCGGCCGGCCCGGAGGACGGGGTGAGCCGTCCGCCGGGTGGCGCGCCGATCAGGCGTCGGTGGTGATCGCGACGGCGCGGGCGTCCTCAAGCTCCACGAAGCCCACGAACGCGGCGCCGACGGTCGTGTTGGTGCCGCTGGATGCGGACCGCTCGAACTCGACGACGACGGGGTTGCGGAACTCGGGGTTGACGCTGCCGCGGAGGGCCTGCTGGGGGTGCGGGGCCTCGGCAAAGCCGAAGGCGCCGCGGGCCCACATGCAGCCCTTGCGGTCGGCGCCAGCGTTCGCGGTGGGGACGCGGGGGTTGAGCCAGATGTCCGTGTTCAGGAACCGGCCGACGTAGCCCTTGCCCTTCAGCGCGATCATCTCGGCGGTGGCCTGCGAGAAGGACAGCGCGCCACCCTCGCCGCGGAGGCTGTTCTGCAGGTCGCCGATCTGGCGGCCGTGCAGCATCGCGTAGGTCTCATCGGTGTTGTCTGCGATCATCAGCGTCTGCTGCGCGTCGATGTAGTCATCGAGCGTCATGTCGCTGCCGCTGGTGCCGACGTTCGAGGACACGGACGCGAAGAGCGCGCACAGCATGTCGTTGAAGCGGTTCTCGTAGGCGGTGACGACCGACATCGCCACGCGCTCCATCAGCGCCGTCGAGGACAGCGATCCGGTCAGGATCTCGTCGCTGAGCTGAAGCTGGATGACCTGCCGCGCGATGGTCAGGGTCTTCTGCGCCGTGGTCAGCGCGCTGTTGCTGACGCCGGTGATCTCACCGGGGGCGGACATGGTCAGGCCCTCCCAGCCGGCGAGGGGGATCGCCAAGGTGAGGCTGCCCAGCGCCGCCATCGGCGACAGGTCGATCAGCGCCCGGCTGCCGCGGAGCGGGATGTAGGTGCTGAGCAGGGTGCCGACCTCGCGATCCAAGAGGACCGAGGCGGCGAGGAAGTGACTGCCAGATGCGACGATTTCGTCAGACATTGGGCGCTCCGTGCGCGAAGGGGGTGGAAGGTGCTGTCACCTGCCGGCCTACGCATTTGTTACACGGAGCGACCGTGAGCCGTTGGTATGGCGATGGTAGCACAGCGCCGCTTGACGCGCAAGATCACCGCTGGCCGGCGATCATGCGCAGCAGGGTGGCCCCGTGCTCTTTGGCGATCTCGGCCTTGTGCGCCTCGTACTGCGCTTTGGGCAATCGGGAGATCGCGTCGGCGGTCCAGCCCGCGGGCGTGGGGGCGGGCGTGGCCTGCGGGACGGCGCCTGTGTTGGCGGTGGGCAGGGGCGCAGCACTGCGGGGCGCTGCGGGCTTGAGGGCGGCCTGCGCGGGCGTGGCCGGGGTCTGCCCAGCCGGCGGCGCGGCGGGGCTGCCGGCGGGGGGGGGGGTCGCTGTGGGGGTGTCCGCGAAGTAGCCGGCCAGGGCCGTGGGTCGCGCGGTCGGGTCGGACTTCAGCCCGCCCAAGTAGGCGGCGAAGGGCGGACGGGTGCCGTCTTCGGCCGGGGGGAGCTTGTCGTAGAACCAGCGCGCGAGGTCCAGGCCCTCGGGGTCGGTGATACCCGCGTCGACGCCGGCCTTGAAGGTCTCGTGCTCGCCCTGGATCTTGGCCAGCGTGGCGCGCAGGGTCTCCGCCTCGGCGGCGGCGGTCTGCGACGTGGTGAGGTCGACCTTGAGCTTGGCCAGATCGGCCTCGAGCTCTTTGCGCTTGGCGATCTCTTCGTTGAGGCGGCTGCGCGGGATCATGTCGGCGGCGTCGGACATCGGGGCTCTCCGATGGGGGGTGGGTCAGGAAGTGCGGGGCTTGCGGGTGAGGCGGGCAATCTGGCGGGCCGCCCAGGCGCGGCCATCGTCGCCGCCCCAAAGCAGCCACGCCTGATAGCCTGGGCTATCGACACCCCAGCCTTCGCCCTGCTTGTCGACCTCGTGGCGGGCGAAGAAGCTGACCATCCGGCGCAGCGTGGACAGGCTGACGGGCTGCCCGTTGGCAAGCTGCCGGGCGCGGGCGAGGCCGATCTTGGTCCCGCCGCGGTTGGATGGGGCCTGCTTGGCGCGCAGGTCAAGGCCCCGCCTAGCGGCGGCTTGTACGTTGTCCGGCGGGGTGGCGGTCTTAGGCACCAGCGTCCTCCGGGGGATTGGTGGCCGGGTCGTCGGTCTCTTCGTCCTCGACTTCGGCTTCATCAATCAGGTCGGCCAGGATTGCGCGGATCTCGGCGGGCGTGGCCCCATCGTCGATATCGTCCAGCGCGTCCTCGATGGCATCCCGCAGGCTGTCGCGCTCCATCATGGCTGGCTCGGCGGCCGGGGTGCGGGGCTGCGCGGGTGCCGTGGCGGCCGGCATCGGCGCGGGCGGCGGGGCGGACTCGGCGGCGATCTCGCGGATGCGCCGCTCGGCGACATCCAGCGGCACGTCGTGGAGCGCGGCGTAGGCTTCGGCCTTGCTGTAGAAGCCCGTGTATAGCAGCGACATGATGTGCTCCCGGTGGGCCTTGAGCTCGTCAGGGCTGCGCGGGATACGGGGGTAGGTCAGCGCGTAGCCGCCCTCGGGGTAGCGGTAGCGTGGCGGGATCGGTGCGCCTTCCGCCTCGGCGGCGAGCTCGACAGCGTCGCTGTAGCGGTTGAGCAGGATGGCACACAGGCGGGCAAGGCGCTGGTCTGAAGCCTCGAAGATGGCCTGATAGCGGCGTTGGAGCTCACGCTTGCCCTCGTTTGTGAGCGCAATCGCGGCGCCGGACCGGGCGTTGCCGGAGAGGCGCTGGACGTCGGACGGGCTGATGCCGGCGGACTCCATGAGCGCGCTGATCAGGTTGCCCAGAACCTGCTCTTGGGCGACGATGTCGCCGCCGGCCGCGAACTGGCCCGCGCTGGGCTGGCCCGTGAAGCCGGGGAGGGTGTCGACCATCAGGACCGACGTAGGGTCAGCGGGGATGTAGCTGCGGCGCTGGCCCTCTTCGGTGGCCATCGTCACGGCGGCGCCGGCGGGGACGCCGCCGATCAGGTACTTCTGCGGCCAGGACGCATCGGCGAAGGTGTGCAGAAGGAAGCCGTGGAGCACACCGCAGGTCAGCGTGCCGTCGACGATCTCTTGCCAGTCGAATGGATCGAAGAGGCGGTCGCCGTTCGGGGCGGCGTGGTAGATGACGTAGGGCAGAACCGGCGTGCCTTCCGGGGTCTGCCCGGCGCGCTCGGCCTGCGCGATCTGCCGGACGGTGGGGGTCGCGCGCCATGGGTAGTCCGCGCCGGTCATCGTGCGGCCGTAGATCGCCGCGGTGATGTCGGTGCCAAGGCCCCACGATCCGGGGGTTGGGCTGGACGCATAGACGTAGACGGCGTGGTACGGCTGTGGCCCGGTCAGGTCGTAGACGTCGACGGTCCACGTCTGGTCACCGACCGTCACCCCGCCGATCACGCCGCGCTCGCGCAGGTAGGCGGTGGAGCGCAGGCGGAGTTCTTCGATGCGCGCGGGCTGGTCCGGGGTGCCCTCGGCGGCGCGGGCCAACACGAGGTCAGGATAGACAGCGCGCACCCGCAGGCGGCCCGACTCCGGGTCGACGGCGGCGTGGACGAACATCTCGCGGAGGCCCAACGTATACTGCTGGACGCGCTGCATCATCGGCCACAGGCCGCTATCGGCGAGGGCGCGGGTCAGGTTGCGCAGGTCGTCGGCGGTCGCTGTGGCGTGCTGCACAACCGGCGGGGTGTCGTACAGGACCGACAGGGCGCGGCAGACGGACTTGAAGGGGTTGATGGACAGGCTGGGGTCGGACTGCATCGACGCGCGGGCGGTGCCCAGGACTGCGTCGGTGCGCTCGGCGAGCAAGCGCGCCCAGGTGCCCTCAAGCATGGAGCGGCGGGCGCGGGTCGCGCGGACGCGCTGGTATTCGACGTCGCCGGCGGGGAGCGGGATGCTGCGCTGGGCGGCATCGGCGGCGAGTGCGGCGTTGGTGACAGCGTCCACGGGTAGCCCTCGGCGTCAGTGTAGCACGGCGGCGCGGTCAGCGCAGGTAGGCGATCCGATAGCTATCTGCAAGCGGGCCGGACGGGTACAGCGTCGCGCCGTCGGGGCTGACGGACCAGTCGTTGGCTTCGCAGATGTCCGGGGTGTCGTCCTCGCTGTCGGTGTCGCGGCAGCCGTACAGGCTGACCAGCGGGCCGGGCAGGGGGATTGCCGGGGGCTCGGGGCTGAGGACGGGGATGACGACGATGGCCACGGTGCCCTCGGTCGGGGCTGCGGCGGGGCCCGTGTCGCCAGCGCGGTCGGTGTCGTCGGGGCCGCAGGCGGGCAGGGCCAAGGCGAAGAAGGCAGCGCGGCGGGCGCGGGCGGTGTGGTGGCGGGGCATGGCTACCTCGGGGTTGCGTCAAGGCGGGGGACGTGGACGATTCGGCGGCCTTCGAAGACGCTGTCATTGAGACTGTAGCGCAGCGCGTCGATCACGTCCTTGCCCGGGTGCTTCGGGTGGCTGTCGAACTCTTGCAGGGCCTTGATGAGCGTGCGGCAGGACTCATGCACGCTGAACTGCCCGCGGTGGAGTAGGCGCTGGTTCAGGTACTTATAGCCCAGGTCGACGCTGCCTTGTGCGCGACCTTGGCCGGTCTTGACCTGTTGGAACTCGTTGCGCTTGGTCACGACACGGGATGCGCCGCGCTTCTTGCGCTCCAGCACCTTGCGGATCGCGGCGATCAGGTCGGTGTTGCCCTTCGCGCGGTACACGCTGTCCGTGGTCGTCTTGTCACCCCATGCGCTGTCGACGTGCGACCAATCGAGCGACCAGCGGGCCAGCATGGCAAGGATGCCCTCGGCGTCGGCCTCGACGGTTTGGTCGGCGCCACCGATGTACTCGGCCGCGACGAAGACGCGGTCTTGGCCGTCGGGTTGCTTCAGGACGAAGGACAGCACGGCGCACTCTTTGCCGACCAGCTCGCCGTGGTCGACGCCGACGCACACGCGCCAGTCTTCGCCGGGGCCCGATGCGAAGGTGCCGACGACGTGCTCCATCGGGCTGAAGCGCTCGAAGACCTGCCCGGTGGTGCGGGGGTTCCATTCGCCGTGGATGGTGACCGGGTTCTCGAAGGGGTCGCCCTCTTCTTCCAACTGCTTGATGAAGGCGCCGTCCAAGACGGTTCCGTCGTCAAGCCGCAGGGGCTCACGCGCACCGACAGGGATGAAGGACTCAGGCCGCAGGGGCTCCCAGATGTCTTGGATGACGGGCGGGGACTTCTCGGTCAGTGCTTGCAGCCAATCCATCGGGCCTGCGTTGATCGGCGTCAAGGACATCAGCATCACGCCGCCGCGACGCATCAGACGCTTGTTGGCCTCGTGGAAGACTCGCTGTGGCGGGGGTTCGTCGAAGAGGACAAGGTCAAGCGTGGCGCCCGCGAAGGCGATGGGGTCTTGGCCCGTGGTCATAAATTTGACGCGCGACCCGTTCTTGAAGACGGCCTCGCGGGCCTCGTTGCGGAAGCCCGCACCCGGGTCGAAGCGGTCAAGGTTGGTCAGCACGCCGTCGGGGAGTAGGTCGACGAACTTCTGTTGGATCGGGATGGACTGGTCCACGCGGGCGCAGACGACCCAACAGCGGATCGGCGGGCGCCGGACGGCGAGGTGTGGGTGCCGCCCGAGGCAGCGGCAGATGACCTCGTAGAGCGCGACGGTCGTCTTGCCGCTGTGCTGATTGCCGGCCCTGATCAGCTTGCGGCGCGACCGGTCCCGCAGGAACCGGTCTTGGCGGGGGAGCCAGCGGATATAGCCGCCCGGGTTGCGGCGCACCTTGGCCGCCATGCGCTCTGTGGCGGCCGCTGTGGCCTCCAGGGCCGCGAGCAGCGTTGTGCGCGTGTGTGGAGCCGTCGGCGGCGCAGGCGCGGCCGTGGGGCCCTGTGGCGCGGCAGGCGTGGTCATTCGCCGCCCAGGGGTTCGATGGGGGTGCCGTCCGCGTAGGTGGCCGGCAAGTGCAGGCGCGCCGCCAACTGCCGCAGGGCCTCGACTGCCAAGGCGCGGGGCAAGGCGGCCAGCGGGTCGACGGCGGCGGCGATCAGGTGCGCGTCCGGCGTGCTCTCGTCTGCCTCGCGCTCGGCCGCGGTGGCGGCGCCGCGTTCTTCCTCTTCGGCGCGCTCTTGCTCTTTCAGGAGGCGCTCGGCGGCGATGAAACTGCCCTTGGCGATGGCGAGCCCGACCATGCGCTTGAGCTGCGCGGACTTCGGGCGGCGGGCCCACGCTTCCGCTTCGGCGGCCAGGGTGGCCTCTGCCTCCAGCGCCTGCGCAGCCTTCAGCGCCGCGACGGCCGGCCCGAAGTCGGCGGACGCGCGCGCCTCATCGGCGACCTCTTGCAGTTGGGCGTGGCGGGGCGTGGTCAGGGTCGATCCTGGTTTTTTTCAGGGGGTGCGGAAGCGGACAGGGAAAGGG